TATGCGGGAATAATCCCACAGGAGTCCAAAGGAGCTCCGTTAACACATGGCTGGTTCTGGCACCCAGGCCCAGACTATACGTACGTCGTCTGGGTCCCCACTAACAACTCTAGATCGCTCCGTTTGCATTATCTGCTTACGGAAGTAGCCTCTGCTCTCATCGAGGTCATCAAGGTTTTCAAGCCTTGTGACAACCTGACGAATTTTGTACAGGTGCTGCTGCGGATCGTCTCCCGGTGCTTCTCCCGCGTGTCGATGCCCCTTTATAAAGGGCTCTAACGCAAAGAGGCTTGAACGATATTGGGTTTTCCATCCCAGTATAGACGACTCCTTATAAACAAAAGGTAGCCGTCCCCACATTTTGTGGACGTTATCCCTAATTGATTTGGCAGTTATCAGGAACCCGTTTTCACGGAGTCTGAATTCTTTGCTAATCAAGGAGATCAGTGTACTAGAGTCACTTGGTTGTGTGGATTTTGTAGTTACCTTTTTAAAAAAGGCGGGGGTGATGTCAACACCCGCATAAGCGTGACACCCACATGACTCACGAAAGTACGATTTAACGTATGATTTACTCACGTTAATTTTCATGCCGAACATTGGTAAATATTTGTACACCAAGTCGGCACACGCAGATGGGACAATAATGTCATCACCATATACGTATACTTCTTTACAGTAAGCCGTTTCAAGATCTGAGCATGCTATTATGCCTTGGATTAAGGCCCAATGAACAATACTCATGACGGGAAAGCATACACCTGAACCCATAGGAGCGAATTTATTTGCAACCATGGAGGTGTTCTGACCTAAATTGACGGGAAGCTGTATAAATTTAGTACTTACAGCTTCTAGTTTCTCAAATAGTGCGGTATACAGGAATAGTATTAAAACTAGCTCCCTGAATACCCTATCTGAGGCTTCCGACATATCAATTGTCGCTTTGTCTCTAAGTTCTGAAGCACGCAATGCAAGGTCCTGGTTGATTGACTGATCTCTAAAGTTTACCTTTCCCGATGTTCTGGGGTGGTCTTCGATATAATCATACATCAATCCACGGGTGCCTTGTTGGAAAAA